GCCATCGTCGCCGTCATGCTCTCCTTGAACGGGCATCTTGAAGTTTCCGTACGGCGCTGTAGCGATTGTCCAGACGCTGCGCTTGTTGCGCCCGGCGGGGTTTGGCAGGGCGTGGGCTAGTCCGCCGTGCGGGTTTGTCTCGCGCCCCAAAACGCGGCCGGCCATGACGCCGGTATTGATCCGGTTGGCGGGTCCGATGTTGGTTTCGTCCCACTCGCGAGCGACCGGCTCCTTGATCGCGTCCGCGTCGTAGAAGTACCGCGCCGACTTCGTGAGCAGGTACACCATCTCGTGCGCCGGAGTCGTGCGATCCGTGACGCTGGACGGCATCGGGTTCGGCTTGTGCCACACCACCTCATCCCGCCAGAACCACCCATCGGCGCGGAGCGCCGTCACGACGGCTTGCGGAACCCCCATCCGGTCTTTCGGTTTCAGCCCGACTTGCCGGAAGTACCGTCTTAGCCCACCAGGAACGGCAGCCTCGTCGCACTCGTATGTGGACAGTAGCCCCAGCAGCCGATTGCGCAGTTGCAGTTGAAGCAGAGGACCCTGAACCGGTCCCTCGGATAGCCGAGCCGCCTGATCTCCCGGTATATCTGGATCGAACTGGACCGACTGCTCCCCGTCAGTGCCTTCCGATGCTCCGCTCCGTCCCCGTTGACATGGTCCACCGTCAGGAACTCCCGCATCGTCTCCCCGCAGCAGGCACACTTCCCGCCCAGGTTGTCGATCACGTCCCTCTTGGTCCGCCTGCTCCGGTTGAGACTGCGCTCCAGAAAGGCGGCTCGGTTGCGTCGATAGTTGGCCCTCGACTCCTTGGCTCGCCACTCCGGGTCTATCGCATACTGGCGAACCTTCCACGCCTCCAGGTAGCAGCGACGGCAGAGGCCCTTCGCCCGCTTCGTCGGGTTGGTCGAGCCGCAAGCCGAACATGTCCAGGACGATGCGTCGGAGCGTTGTGAGGTCAACATCTTCCCGTATTCTAACACGGTGCGCGGACACGGTAGCGTAAGAGTCGCCCAGGTTTAGGAACAGGCAGCCGTCGGGCCGGAGAATGCGCCGGACGCCTCGGAAGACCTCGACCATGTGCGCGACGTAAAGCTCGACCGTGGGCTCCAGACCCAGGACGCCCGTCCAGTCGCCCCATACGCTCGGCTCGATGCCGTAGTCCCGGAGTCCGAGGTACGGCGGGCTCGTTACGACGCACTGGACGGACTCGGGCTCCATCTCGGCCATGACTGCCCGGCAGTCGCCAGCCAGGATCGTTAGCCAGTCGTCGGCGTAGTAAGGCGGGACATGTCCCGGGACAACCACCGGGACACGCGGATTTGTCCCGGTCATGCTTGGCTCGTCGCGTTCATCGGCATCGGGGCGTTGTCTACCAGCATCCAATCGTTGCCCATTCGGACCAACCTCTTGTCTCGGTTGAGGGATCGCCGGACGGTATCGACTGCGGCGCCGAGTGCCATCGCGATTGCGGAGGTGGACTGCCGGCCGTTGCCGATGAACTCGACCGCTCTGTCCGCTACCGAACCTGATCCAGTACCAGGCTGAGCGATGTAGTCGGCCATCTCGAAGGTCGCGGTTTCGGGGGTGACTCCATCGGGGGACCAGACGAGGCGGTAGGAGATCGGGCGGTACATCTTGGAGTCGTTGACCTTGGTATGACGGAGGGCGCAAGTCACGTCGTCTTCGCCCCTGGCGATCTCTCCGAGGCTCCAGACGCTCCGAGCGGCGTTGACCTTGTAGACGGACCCGTAGGGGTTCTGGTTGGGCTGCTGGCCCTTCCTGATCGGTCCTGGCTTGGCTACGTGGTCGATCACGATGACGGTCAGATCAGACCCTAGAACCCGGATGGCTTCGAAGAACTTGAGGGCTCCTTCATTCGCGTCTCCGTACTCTCCCTGAGAACCGATGGCGGCGCCGGCCGAGTCGATCACGACTAGGACTATCCCGCGTTTGGCGATCTCGGTTGAGAGCTGCTCGGCGTCGTCTGCGAGAGGTGCGAGGCAGCGACGGTAGGCGATGCGTGGAGGATCGAACCCCATCCCACCCGCGATCTTGCGGATCCGGGTCTTGACGGTCTTGGCGTTGGTCTCCCAATCGAGGTAGAGGACGGGCCCGGTGATCGCCGGGGGTATGCCGGGGATGATCTCAATGCCCAACTGGACAGAGAGCGCGAGAGCGAGGGCGGCGTAACTCTTGCCGCTCCCTCCCGGAGCGAACAGGACGGTTGTTTCGCCGCGGGGTGCTACCGGGTCCAGAGCGTAGGATCGGAACTCGGGCGGCTCATCGAACCCGTCGATATCCACGATGGGCTCGCCCTTGGACTCCGCGACCAGCACGGCCACGAAGGCCTGCTCGATCACGTCCTGCCAGTCGATCCGCTCGTCCTTCACCCGGGCCTGGAGGCTCTTGGCGAAGTCCATCCGGCCTTTCGGTGCGGAGAGGTTCTGCCGCCCCATCGAGACGTGTCCGTCCCGGAGATTGATCCCGGGGAGGTGGCAGACGATCAGGACGTCGGCGGTCGTGTCTGAGGATCGGTGCTTGAGCTTGGTGAAGGTGATCTCGATTTGTTGCGCCGGCCAGGTGAGGAAGTAACCGAGGCCGCGTTTCTCCAGCTTGAAGTCGCGGGAGATTGTCCGGCCGGTAGCCTGGAGGTGTAGAAGTTCGGCGGTTGCGCGCTGGACGGCTTCCTCGGGGTTGCCTCCGTCCTCGTAACCGATCGCGGCGATGCGCCCGGCCGCTCCGATCAGGCGGCGCATAACCGCCTTTCGGGCCACCACCTTGGCGTACTGCACGGCATGAACCGAGGTAGGGGTGTCGTTCCCGAGAGCGGAGAGGTAGCTAGCGCCGCCTACGGCTTGGAGCTCACCCGCCCGGTCCAACTCTTCCGCGAGGAGCACGACGTCCGCCGGCTGCCCCTTTTCATAAAGCCGGAGGGCTGCCGAGTAGATGATGCCGTGGCTCTGACGGTAGAAGTCCGAGGGCTGGAGAACGTCCATCACGTCCGCGATGACCGCCTGATCTATCAGCAGACTACCTAGGCAGGCGCGCTCGGCCTCGTCATCTCGCGGGGGCGTACCTGCCTCGTCACGCTTGGCCCGAATGGCTGTCGTCATCGCAACGACTCGTTCAGGTTGGCAAGAGCGGCACTGAGGGCGTCGAATTCCTGCCGGGCGATCCCGACTACTCCCGTCCCGTCGCCCATCTTGTGTTCGGTCAGGACGAATGCGGTTGAGTCGATTGCCTCTGCCGCGCGGGCTAGGTCTTTCAGTGCCGGCCAGAGGATCGGGGAGAAGGCAACACGCTTGTACCCTTCCCTCTTCTCGGACCAGATCGCCATGTCGATCTTGAGGGCTTCGAGCCTGTCCGCAGCGGTCATCCCAGCACCTTTTCCAGGGCTTCCAGAGCCAACTCCATCCCGTAGGTGTTGCGAGCCGCTTCGGGGATATCGACGTACTGATCCACCGCTCGCACCAGATCCACCAGCGCCGGGAGGGCGTCCAGGAAGATCACGGCATCGGCGATGTCGAATGCCAGGGTGTCGTCCCGTTGGTTGGCGAGCCACAGAGTCGGCGCGTTCCGGCGCTCCGAGCGGTGCTTGTCTCCCGGCTCAATCGCCCACTGATCCACAAGCTCGGCGAGCCTGTCGGCGGCGCTCATCGTCCGAGTACGAAGCGTGCGCGGATCATCCGAACCTCTCGCGCCATGTCGGAACGGCCGGCCATCTCCAAACGCTCTTCTGCCTGATGCAAGGCGCGGTAGGCCCTATCACGCTCCCATCCGGTCTGTCGTGCGTCTGCGTTGTCCGTAGGGTCTTGTGGGGCATCCTGCGCGGCGGTCATCGGGCGCAACGATGGAGCCAACCATCCGCGTCACGCCACGCGGCGTCACATGCCTGGGAACAGTGGCGGCTCGCCCACCAAACGGTGGCGCCGCAACCTTGACAGCGGCAGGGGCCGAGGATCGTTCGCATTGCTCGTGCCATTGGTTCGTCCTTTCGTCTGGGTGAGGCGGGAGTTTATACCCGGGGCTCGTGCTTGGCTAGGTACTCTCGGATCAGCGGGCGGTACTTCGAGGTTTCGACGGTGAAAGCGTTTCCGGAGAGGCAGGCCAGGACGGCATGATAGCGGTCTGAGGGAGCGCGCTTGCCCATCCGGGCGGAGTCCTTGACGTGTTCGAGGGTAAGGCGTCCGGCGCAGACGTGTTCGGGGACCAGTTGGGCCAGGACGCATATCCCGCGGTCACGTTCCCAGATCCGCGCCACGTCCGCATCGGTGAACCTTGACGCGGGGCCGGGGGTCTTGACTCTGTTCGTGCCGGCCATCGCGAGGCGCTCAGCCACGTGAGGGGGTCTTTGGTGTCATGGCTTGGTTACTCCCCAACCGAAAGGGCGGTTTGTCCGGGCGCCTCGATGCGCTCGCGGTAATGCGCCTGCTCCGGTCCGCAATGTTGTTGCAGGCAGTCCCACGCCCCACTGCCGTGGCGGAAGACGTGTCCGAGGATCAGGGTCCGCCCCTGCGAGTCGTGGGGATACCAGGTCTGCTCGCCTTCCTCGCCCGGCTCATCCGAGGCGTAGAAGTGCCAGCAGTCCAGCTTGCGGAAGACGCACGGCGCTCCCGTTCCGCTGTCTGGACAATGGCGGCGCGGCCGGACGGTCCAGCATTCGCACTCGCGCATCTCCGCCTTCTCGCGCTCCTGAAACGTGACCACAAGCCACCGTTCATCGGCGTACTCCTGCGCGGCAGCGGGCATGTCGGGATATTCCGAGACGGGCATCCAAACGTCGCCGTCCTCGTTTTCGTAGGCGTGAACGCTCACTTCTTGGTTACTCCCTTTGGGGCTGACAACTTCTCTTTGAGGGCGAGATAGGCGAGAGTCGGGGTCTCCTCGCGTGACTCATAGCGCGGCACCATGCTGTCCCATGCTGTTGCCCATGCCTCTCCGAAGTCGATGAGAGTCACTACGACGGTCAGACCCATTGAGCGGGCGCATTCGGTGCAAGCCTCGCGTGCGGCTCGCTCGCGGGCGTACTCTCTCAGTTCGTCCAGTTGTTCCAGCGACAGGCTCATAGTTCGGGGTTCTCCTTCTGAGGGACTGACAGTTCTGGCTCCATGAACCGACCAACGTACCGAGTCTGCTTTCCCTTCTTGCCGATGGCGACCAGCAGGAAGATGTCGTCAGGCCCGAGCGTGAGGTTCATCGGAAGAACCGCGCGAGGAACACGAACGCCACGACCCAGCCGATGCCCAGGAACGGGATCGGGTACAGATGCGCGATCGGTCCTGATAGCACAGCCAGTGGCCATGCCACAGGCATAATCAACGCGGTGTTGCGCACCGCACGAACAGTCGTTTTGCCAACTTGCGTGAGATGTCGATCTGTAGTCATGCTTCACTCGTCCTTTCGTCTCGGTTCTGACCCTTTGCGTCAGGGTAACCATTGTCGGGTTACTTGTCTACCCTTGGCAGCACCGGCCAGTCTCGGGCAATGCTCTGGTGGGGTTGACGTTCCTCTTCGGGCAGGGCGTCGTTCTTGCGCTTGAGATACGCCTCGAACGATGCGGACTGCTGGAACTTCCAACCCTTCTGAACCTCGTGGAGCTGGGCCAGGTTCATCATCGCGATCTCCGGGAGCCGGCCGAGACGGATAGCGAGACGTGCGGCCATGAGGGCGTCGGCGGTGGCGCCGTGGGCTGTGCCTTCCTGGGGGACGTGGTAGAGCGCGGCAACGTCCACGAGCTTGCGGGAGCCCTTGCGGTACGGGTCAACGGCCTTATCGATCACGAGAGGGTCCACCACGAGCAACCCGGAGAGGTCGCAGTCTATCCCGTAGCGGTAGCACTCGCGGGAGACGACGGTGAGGTCGTAGGGGGCGTTGTAGATTACGACCGGAACCCCGAGCCGGACGGAGCCGTGAAGCTGCGAGACGATCTCGGGCAATGCGTCGGCGGGGTCCATCCCGGTGGCGGCGACTTCATTGGTGATGCCGTGAATGTCGATGGCTTCCTGCGGGATCTCGACTCCCGGATCGACGAGCCAGGAGCGGTCCTCAGGGGCACTCAGGGCGTTGCGCCAGAGGCAGGCGGCGGAGACTATCCGCGCTGTCTCGGGGTCGGTGCCGGTGGTCTCTGTGTCGAAGGAGAGGATGAGGCCGTCGGACCAGCTCATTGGGTTTCTCGGTAGGCCTGAACGTCAACGAAGTCCGCTTCGCTGCCGCCGTGGTCGGGGTGGTGCGCCATGAGCGCCTCACGGATGCCGCCGGCCTGCTCAACGAGGGCCTTGCCGCGGACCGGATCGGGACCGCCGGCGGCCAGCGCGAGGAACCCCGCGTACTGCTCGCCGCGGTGGGTGATGCCGTAGCGGTCCACGGCCCGGAGCGCCTCAAGGCCGAGCGCGATCGAGCGGACGTTGTGCTGCCACCGCTGGCAGATGTCCGTGGAGTAGGTCAGGCGGCCGCGGGCCGAGTCGAAGCTGATCTCGATGCCGGGATGCATCGGCTCGCGAGCATTGGCCCTCGGCATGCCATCCTGGCGCACGTCACCCTCGCGGAACCCAGCGCCGATGATGACGTCGCGTCCCGAGATCCATTCGATCTCGTGGGCCAGCAGAGCCAGTGTGTCGCGCCAATCGGCCTTGAATGTCCACCAAGAGCGGCGGTTAGAGTCGGGCGTGGCGGGGTACGGCCAGACCGGGAGCGGCCGGAAGGTGTAGTTCACCGTCACACCCCTAACAATCGCTGCGCCAACTCCAACCGCTCCTGCGGGCTGACGTTCGGCAGGGTTCGGCCGGTCGGTTCCAAGAGCTTCGCCTGAGCGTTGAGCATGGATACCGAGACGTTCTGCTCTTTGGCGATGGACTGGATCTCTTCGAGGGTCATGCCGGTCGCGAGCGCATAGGTAACCGGCTCGGCCTCTTCAGAGATACCTTCGAGGGCGTCGTCGTAGGCGTCTCGGACCAGCCGGTCGCCACGTGGGAGACTCGGCACGCCAGATGGCAGAGCTCGGTACTCCGCCTCTACCGGCCCGGCGCCGAGTAGTTGCTGAGGGGTGAGCCCAACGATCTCCGGGACAGGGACGATGTAGTCGTGTCGGGGTTGGCCGGCCTGCTGACTTGACCGCTCTTCGATGCGGAGACGGATCGGGGTTCGGAAACCGCCCATCTCCGCGGCGGCCATCAGGTCAGCGAAGGCGGCCAGCTCGCGCGCAGCGTTCTCGCCGTGACTCTCAAGCCGGAACGAACCGACTACCGGGACCAACGGGAGGAAGCCACTCAGACGAGAGGTCGGCTTGGCTCCTTCGTGTTCGGCGGGGTTGCAGGCGCGGCCGGTCGCGTCGTCGATCACGCCGTCGCAGCGATGGACGCAGCCTCCGGCGGTCCACTTCTCAAAGGCCGAGCTGAACCCGTCCGGGATGATGAGGAAGTCCAGGAAGGGGGACTCGACCACGACCTGCCACTGCCGGCCTGTTCCGGCGGGAGCGGTGTCCCAGAGCGTCACCTGGCCGCCGTAGACGGCCGCTACGGCTTGCACTGTCGCTTCGCTGGTGGAAGTGACGCGGAACGTCTTGAGCTTCTCGGCGCGGTACTTCTTCACGCCGTCTTTCTGGTACTCCTGTTGGAAGCCCATGCGGATGCGCCCAACTTCTCTGTGGCGTGCCTGGATGATGGCGGGGCTAATTCGAGCGGGGGTCACTCCGAGTCTCCTTTCAGTACAGCCAAGAGGGCGCGAGCGTAGGGGATGTGCGCGCCGGCCGAGTGGCAGATCACAGCGTCAACCCCGTCGCCTGCCCAATGCGTCGGGACGGAGAGCCGGTGCAACGCCTCCGCAATCCGATCTACGCTGAGTGCCGCCTCGGCCTTGCGGAGTCGTTCGATTAGGTCGGCGTGATCTCCGCGGTGGGACTCTCGATAAACACGCTTCTTGGCGCGTATCTCTTCGCTGTGAGCGGCATCGTAGGCGGCTTGGCGAGCGCGTCTTTGTTCTCGGTGAGCGGCATACCAGGCGGCATTCCAGGCTCGCCGAGCAGCCGGATCCTTCAGTGGCATCTAGGCCGCCTCCTCAATCGGGAGAATGTCGGCACCGATCCAAGTCGATGCCATGCTGGGCTGTCCGGCGGTTGTGAGTCGTGACTTTGCCGTGACGCTGACGGCCAGGAAGATCTCGAATACCGGATCGGTCACGTCGACCAACCGGAAGTGATAGCCGGATGGGGTCAGGTGTAGCACTGCGGCGAACTCGCACTTGGGGAGCGGAACGCTCGTGCCGTCCGGGAGTCCGATGAAGTCGCCTCGGAAGTAGGCGGACTCCTGTAGCGCCACCTCGTCCCAGATGCTCTTACCTGACTTGTAATCGACTAGGACCGTCACCCACCGTGGCACCAATTCGCCGGGCGGGACCATGAAGACCTCGACGATCGCATCGCCTGTGCCGGCGTATACGTGCCGGAGATTGAACACCGAGAACTCGGTCGCGAGGAAGCGCGGGCGGAAGTCGTTCACCCACTGAACGTAGCCCTTCATCCGAGAGGCGATCTCGGGGGCGTACTCGGGGATTACGGTGGAGGGGAGATAGAGACGGTCATCCTCGATCACGCCGTCCGCGATCAGCTTGCCAATCGAGACGAGGATCAGGTCTTCGGCCTCGGCGTGGATGTCGGAGCCTTCGTCGCGCTTCTGGTCACGGTGACGTGGGGCCGCGCCCTTGAGCCACCGCTGCGCGAGTGCGAGGTCGGTCAAGTCTGAGGGCTTGAGGGTGAGGAGCCGGCCTTCGGCTTGCGCCTCGTCAACGAGGATCCGTCCGAGCCGTGCCCATTCTCGGATCATGGTGCGAGCCTGACGTCGGCCGTGGGTCTCAAGGTCGGTGGTTGCGAGGTCGGCCGTCATCTTGGCGTAGTGCTGGTGCAGCCACTTAGGCCACCCTTCGCCGATCAGGGTTGTCACGCTTGGATAGCGTTCGCCATCCCAGGTGTACCAGCGGTCGCCGTCCTCGTTGGTCTTGGCGAGGGCGGGGCCGGATATGCGGCGGGTCATCGGACCACCGGCTCCTCAGTCTCCCAGATGTGCACGCCGGGAATGGCCGAGACGCCACCCCGAACGGCTGCGCCGATGGCAACCTCGTTGACGGTCAGGTACTCCGCCGGGACGGCGCCGCGCTCGATGACTTCGAAGTGGCGGACCGTTCTGAACCCGACGTTGCCCTGAGTGCGCGGCGTCATCGGAACGCTCGGGAGAAACGGAGGCGGGGCCGGGGGCTCGATGCCCTTCTCGATGGCGCGCTCGACTGCGCGTTCCTGCCGCGCCTCGGCCAATTTCCGCAGACGCTCCTCCTCGGCTCGAGCGGCGGCGGTGACGTCGGCGCGGTACTTCGCTGTCTTCCGGGCCAGGATCGCGTCGGCCTCGGCGGCGGGTCCGGCCATCTCCTTGAAGTGGGCGTTGATGACCTTGACCTGATCGTTGAGCGGGCCGACGAACCGGACCCGCAGAGCCTCGACTTGCTTGACCGCCTTACGTGCTCGGCTGAGCAACTCCAGCGCCGCGCCGTTCGTGGGCTCGTCCGTGATCTCCAGATCCCTCGCAGCGTCAGCGATCGTGCGGGCAGCGCTGTCGGCCGCCTTGACTTCGGCGTCTTCCGCGTAGGGTGCAATTGCGTTTGTCATCGTTTCGTCCTTTCGTCTTGCCAGGTTGGCTAGGTTGAGGGTAACCGGGTGGGGGTTACTTGTCTACAGGCTTTCGCCGGGTCGTGAGTCCGGCGATCACGAGGGCCTCCAGGATCGCTATTCCGATCCCGAGGAGGATCAGGGAGAGCATGCCCCAGAATGCCCACTGAACCATGAGGATGGGGGTCATCAGTTCGTTCCTTTCGCGAACCATGCGCGAACCTGAGCGAGCAGATCCGCCGACCCGGCCGGGGACGGATTGTAGGTTCGTTCCGTTCCCCAGAGGCTCAGGGCGGCTTCTAGCTCGATGTAGGTTGCGTAAGTCTCCTCGTCCCATTCGCCGGACCAGCAGGAGCAGTCATCCGCCGTTGCCAGCACGAACGTGCCGTCTGGCAGCAACCTAACCTCGGCCATGTCCACTTCGTACGAGGGCGACTCGTCAACTTCGGCGATGACCGTGTAATCGCTCATTTCGTCCCTTTCAGCGCCGCGCGATAGCGGGTCTTCGTCTCGGCGGTCGGGTGATCCTGCCGCTCGATCTTCCAGATGGCTTGCTTGCCGACTCCCATTCGTCGGCCGACTTCGGGTTGAGAGAGGCCGGCGGCTTCGCGTTCTGCCGCGAGATCTGCGCCGGTACTGAAGTCTGAGGCGTCCCGGAGCTCACGGATGGCGGTGTCCAGGTCGCGGGGGATGCCCGGGCCTATCCAACGTGAGCGCGCTTCTAGGACGTGGTGTACGGCGGTGGAGAGGGCGTCGACGGGGCTCATGCGAGCTTGCCTCGGCTAAGCCGAACCATCCACCGAGGGTAGGGGCTGGACTGTCGCGTGATCGTGACCGGGCTACTCACCTGGAGTTGCATGTTGAGGTGGAGCAGGTCTTGGCTCAGGACTGAGGAGATTTCGTCCTGCTCTGGCACGGTACCCTTCGGGACGTTTTCGAGGATGGCATCGAACTCGTAGGCCACGATGCTCGGCTGGGGGAGCCGCCGGATGCGGCGCCAAGTCGATGTCCAGATGGCCTCGCGCTTAGGCAGTTCAATTCGGAAGTGGCGCGGCTCTACTCTCACGCGAACCTCCCGCGTATCACGATCTCGTCTCGTTCCCGGCGAAGGATGAGCGCGTCGATCGTCTCGCCCTTCATCTTGATCCGGACGGAGCGACCGGGGAGGTATTCGGGGGGCCAGGTTTCCTGCGCCACGAACTTGATCTCGTGGTCGACGTCGTGGCTGAGTCCGAAGATGTGACCGGGGATCGGGATCTCGAACTTGAGAGGGAGCCGGGTGCTGGCCGGCCGTTCGTCGGTCAGGTCCGCCTTGGCTATCTCAAAGTGCGTTACGACGGGCGGGTGGGTAGATTTACTGCTCACGGCGTTTCCTTTCGTCTCAGTGGTCCCTAGGGCCTTGTGGTGGGTTCTAGCGGGCCTTGCTCGGCTGCATATGCGCGGCGCAAGACTCGGATAGCAGATTGGTGGGCGTGAGTGGTCCCGGTCGGCTCGATCTTGAGGTCGAGCGCGAGGCGGTGATAGCCGATCTGCGACCGCATCCGCTCGAGAGCTTCGATGCGGGCCTGTTCGTCGGGGGTCCTCATCCGAGAGCTCGCAGTGCTTTCCAGACGCGGCGTAGGGCGGCAAGGCGGTACCCCGTGGCGAGGTGCCAATCGACAAGGTTCATGCGGCGGTATTCGTTCCGTGCCTTCCACGCCGCCAGCATCTCCACCACAATCACGGAGCGGCCGGGGTATATCTCGGGAGTCATGCCGGAACGCCCTCCGTTGCCCACTCAAGGAAGTCGATCTCAGCCGAGCGGTCCCACCATCGGTAACGCCAGCCCTGAAAGCCTCGGATGGGTTCGGCGATCGTGACCGCCACCGCGCCGCCCTTGCGGACAAGCGAACGCTCGTAGCGGTCTACTCGGACGAGCGGCGCATAACCTCGGAGCCTGCCGTGGGCCACGATGTAGACACGCTCGCCGGGTTCTATCTGCGGCAGCGGACCGCCAAGGTAGAAGTCATACCACCCGCTGTATTCGGCGTCGCCTGTCCCCCACGCCTGACCGGGCAGGTCGCCCTCGTCAATCCAGTCCGCCCAACGATCCTTCGGGACCGTGACTACCACGTCAGCCACGAATCAGGCTCCCTCGTCCCGCGTCCAACATCGCGGCGCGGTAGTGCGGCGTGGCCTCCGTCCGATCGAAGGCGCGCGGCTCCGGGCGTGTCTCGGAACGGATGCGTTCGATCATCTCGTCAGCCTCCACTTGTGCCAGTACGTCGCCGAGGTGTCCGGCGAGAGAGCAGGCGTGGTAGTCGTGGCCCGAGACGGTGGAGATTGTTTTGATACCTACGGACTGACGGCAGCGGCGGCCTTCGATGGTGCGCGGCCAGCCGTCCACGTTGACGATGTTCGGGCGGGCGTTGAGTGGGAGACGTGCAGAGCACTTCACGACTGGCCTCCAACTATCAGGCAGAAGAACAGCACCTCGACGATCAGCGCGACGAACAGGAGTCCAGCCGCGATGGTTTCGAGGGCGCTGTGGAGCCGGGACGGCGGGGCGGGACGATGGGCTTGTGAGCGGTTCACTTGCGCCCTCCGAATAGCGCCCAATCCGTCGCCGCGAGCAGTAGCAGGAAGCAGAGGGCGGCGATCATGCTTCCTCGCCTGCCTTGTCATCTTCGAGGCCCATCGGCTCCGGGGCTAGGACAAAGATCGCGTTGACGACCACCTGCTTGCCCCGAGCAAAGTTGAGAATGCCGAGAAGGAGCCACGAGCGCTTGCTGCGGCCTTCCTGAGCGATGTTGCTCGACTGGAGGATGTATCCCTTCTTGGCCATCTTCTCGATCTCGCGAGCGAGGAGCTTGTTGGCGTTCTTGGCTGAGCACTTCTTGCTAGTCCACGCCACGACCTTCTTCTTGCCAAAGAGACCCATTTCGTTCCGTCCTTTCGTCTGTCCGGGATGTCCCGGTACAGGGATAGTAACCACCCGTAGGCTACTTGTCTAGTGTCCGGCGTTAGTTACTCTTCGTTCTCGGGGTGAAGGGGCGGACAGCCCCTTCGTATCTTCCTTGGAAGGTAATAACTCATAGAGAGGCCGGGGCGTCGGCCCGGCTCTGAGGGGGGTTGAATGGATTTCTTGGGGGGTACCGGGACACGTAGTGTTTACCTATGGTGTCCCGCCCTCGTGGTGTCCCGCCCTTGTCCCGCCCTGTGTCCCGGTCAAAAGAGCCCAATCGGGACATGTCCCGGGACAGGCAGCGGGACAACCCGGCGTGTCCCGGTCATGGAAAAGCCCGGCGGAAGGGGTAAGTCTCCGCCGGGCTGCTGAGGGGAATTCGTGGTTACTTTCTAGGCGAGGAACGACCCCGCTAAGAAGGCCAGACCGATGGCTACGAGGTTGAAGTCCGCCCGGACACCGAGGGCTGCGATCACGAAACAGATCACAGCCACGATGAGCAGGACGGCGCGGGCGTTGAGGGTCACGACTTGCGACCGATCGCCGATGCCGGGTTGCCCTGGTTGGCAATGAGCGCGATCAGGGCGGAGGCAACGGCCACGTCGGCCGTGACCATTTCGAGACTGACCGCGATGCCGGCGGCCTGAGCCGTGGCGACTGCGGCGGCGGCGATAGCGACCACGAGGCCGTTCCAGAACTGAACGGGGCGTCCGAGGATCATGGGGTTACTCCTTGTCGGTGATGGAGCCGTCCGGCTGGACGGTCCCTGCGATGTTGAGGACGTTGGTGACAGCGGGGATAGACGCGACGTTCAGGAATGCTCCTGTCACGTCCACGATGAAGTGGGTGGCCGCGCCTGAGACGGCCGCGATGAAGGTCACCGCGAGAGTCTGGTTGGGTCCGAGGATGCTGATGAAGCCATTGGCCCGGTTGTCTCCCACCGGGAAGTTCAGCGTCGACACGCTCGGCTGAGCCACCGGATCCGGACCGATCGCGAGGTAGCCCGCGTGATCCTGAAGGGCGACCGTCAGGTTGCCCGAGACGGCAACCGCGGCCGGGTCGATCAGTCCCGCGAGAGAGATGACCATCGGCACGCCCGTGCGGAGCGGCGTGGCCTTCTTGCGGGAGTCGTAGGCTCGGAATGGAGTAACGGCGTTGTAAGTGTTCGCCATGATCGACCTCGTTGGAGTTGGCGGGATGGCGGCAGGGCCGGTCCACGGCTTGCCGGTGGCGAATTGGTAGCTGGCGATGCAGGCGAGTTGACGTTCGTAGGTCAGGGCGTTCCACTGGAAGTCCCAGACGCAAACCACCAGCTCGTCGATCGTGTTGAAGCCGGCCGAGTTGATCTCGACCATGTAGCCCCAGGTCTTGATGAAGTTGTAGAGCGCGTAGGAGCCTCCGGCGATGCCGTGGCCGCCGACGTTAGCGCCGCGGGGATTGTTGTACCAGACCTTATTCGGGTACTCCATCGACTGATAGACCACTACGCCGACGCAGACCGACGAAAACTCGGCGACAGCCTGTTTCATGGACTCGTCATTGATCGGCACATCGCCATAGAACAAGAGCTTGGAACCGCCCATCCTTTCGGGGTGGTTCTGTGCCCACTTCAGAGCGTCCAGGATGTTGGAGCCCGGACCCGGCGCAGTGTGAACGCCAGTGAAGTCGCAATAGTTGGCGATGACTTGGGCCGGGGTGAGTTTGGTGATCTTGACGCCGAGCGACTCCGCGCTGATAACGCGGTCCTTCTCGATCATTACCCAGACGCAATCGCCCCATACGTCATTGCCGTAGAGGTTCGTGTCGGCGGCGTCGAGTTCGATGTTGTGGACTTCGGCTGGACGTGTGGGCGCGGCGCCCGCTGAAGGGACGACGGCGACGGCGGACTTACCCTCTTCGCGAGGTAGTCGCCCGAATAGGCCCTTAGTCATTCTGTCTCCGTTCCACTTCGTCTAGGTCTTGCTCGGTGAGGTAGTACATATCGGTGGCTTGGTATTTCCCTGCCCGACCGCCGGCCGTCCTGGCGGGATCGATAGCGCGATTGTATGCCTCATCCATTTCGCGGATGTGCTTCGCGCGGGCGATGTTGCGGGCGGCGTAGTTGTGGGCGTTGCGGTTGTCGCGTGCGTCGAGCCATTCGCAGACGGCGAATACGGCAATGGTGACTACGGCCAGGATGATGACGATAGGGACCATCACGCCACTCCCTCGTGCTTGTCTCGGGCGATCTCACGCGCCTCTGCGCGGTCGGCTCGTTCGTGCTGTCGGGCATCTGTGGCATCATCGCGTGGCATATCGGCTCCTATGTGGCGATGACGTGGGCCCAGTAGCCCACGATCTTTGCACTTTCGAAGCAAGTTCCTGAAACGAGCTGCGACCAGATGTGCAGTTCTCGGTTGTTGGTTCCGCCCGTGACCACATCCCCGCCGTTCCGGGCGCGGGCGGCCGCCAGAACGGCGTCGGATGCAGTGCTCATGGGGCGATCCTGCGGTAAGTCACATCCGCCGACCACCGGAGTGAGCCGGGTGATAGGGTCTTGTCGAGATCGATGGCAAACTCCGTAGCCGCGGCGACGGCGACGTTGAGCGCCACGTCCACCGCGGTTCGGAGGTTGCCGCCGGAGCCAGTGCCCGACCCGGAGATGTAGCTTCGGACGTTCGCGGAGTAGGAGACTAGCGTGAATGCCCAGTAGTTCGTGCCGTTGTCGGTGCCCGACACCAGGTAGGTGACGCGCATCGTTTCGAGGTAGACACTCGCGCAGTCGGCCGGGTAGGGCATCGGACATTGCTCGGCTACAGTGGCGGCGATCCCGCTGCCGCCTGCGAAGAGCAAGTGGCGACGGTTCGTACTCAGCCAACGCGTCCCGTCGTAGTAGTACCACTCGCCAAGGTCGGTACGGAACCACTTGAAACCCGTTCCGGGATTGAGCGGGAACGCCGGGCCTGAGTCGCCCTTGGGGTTCGTCAGCGTTAGGTCCCCTGCGATGGTGCCCGATGCGATGGTAGAGGTCGAGCCGCCAGCCTGAGCGATCTGCCGCGCAACGCGGAGCCCGATCGGCAATGCAAGCGAGCCGAGGTTGGCCTGCCAGGTGTAATTCGCGCCGTCTATCTGCGTGATGGTGAACGCCACGATCTGCGCGGGGGTCTTGTTGTACTGGCCCGGAACGTTGAGCGCGATGGTGTCGCCGGGCCGACAGGAGACGTAGGGCTCATAGCCGCCGGGGAGCGTGTCGTGGATCAGATTGACGGTGATGGCCGAGCTTGCCGTTTCGGTGAGGGCGATCTGCTGTTTGGCGGCGTTGGTGAGTAGCGTCGTATCGCCGGTCACCGAGGTGAGATCCACAGCGGACTCCCAACGCCCGATGTAGGGATTGGAGACGGTCGCGTCGGTGGCCTCTTCGTAGACGTTCCCTGCCCCGATCGCCAGGACGGCATTGGAGAAGCCGGAGCCTATCGAGGTGAGCTTCTTGCCGCCTCGCAGGAATTGGCCCGCGCGGTCTACCGGAGCGGTGAAGTGGCGCCCCTCTTGGAAGATGACCGTCGAGTGAAGGTCCGCCCCATAGGCTCCCGCGATGTAGGCGTACAGGTTGAGCTGCGGGTCCATGTAGACGCCCATGCCCAACGCCACGAGCTTCAGGATCACGTCGATGATGTGAATGCTGCCGTCGCCGCTGAACGTCAGCGCCGAGCAGTTGACGGCCCACGAGTTGCCCGCCGAGTCCTTCGTCGCGGTGAACTGCGGAGTCAGGCTCGGGATCGTGCCGCGCGCCTTCGCTTCCGTGATGAGTTGCAGCAGGATGCCGCCGAAAGTCCCGGCCATCGCAGCCTCGCCGCCACTCCTGACGGAGGACGTAGGCGCTGCCCAGCCGCCGACCGGATCAACGCGAGCGCGGGCGGTGTAGCCAAGTGCCGACGTTCCCGCGAGCGTGATAACCGAGTCCGCCGCCTCACCGATCTCTAGAACCGGGCTCGTGTTGAAGAACGCGAAGACCGGCACGCCACCAAGGCAGAACTTGATGAGGCTGCCCTGCTGGACCGCTGCGGCCTTCGCATCGAACGCGGAGCACTTGACCGAGCCCGAGCCCACAGCGCCGAGCGTGTCCGTCCACGAGGCTCCTGAGGCGCCCTGGAGGATCGACTGCATCCCCGATGGCGCGATAGGGTTGGAGGGATCCCAGACCTGGACTTCGATGGCGTCGGGGGCGCTCATGCCGATGGTACCGCTTTACATGTAACCTGCCGGGGGTTACGGTTGCCCACCACCAGTAGGAGAGCCAGCATGGAAGCCGAGTGCCTCGCACTAATCCTTGGGCCGGACGGCAGCATCACCCCGGCGTGCCCGGGAGCGTCAGCCACGCCAACCCCCACGCCGACACCTGTTCCGACTGTAGCGCCGACCCCACCACCGACGAGCACTTCGGGGCACGCTGCGGTCGCCGGCTGCGACTTGACGGTTGCGGTTGCCTTGGGAGTGGCCACGGCGGCGATCCTCATTCGTAGGGCGCTGCGAAGCTGACGGTAAGCAGGGTCGAGCCCGTACAGCCGGCTCCACTGATCTGCAGCACGTTGACACCCGGGGCCAGTGTGAGGAACGGCGTGGCGCCTGAGTGAGACAGCGAGCCGATGACGTTGGCCCCGTCGTTCAGCGCGGTGAAGGCTCCCGTATCCACGATCAGATGTTTCGTCCCGGCGACGGTCGTGCTGATCGTAACTGAGGTGCCTGTAGTCGTGTTCGTGATCGTCGGGTTGGTGATGGGGCCGAGGAAGTCGAGCGTGAGCTTCTCGGCGAGTACCGAGCCGGGGTTGGTCACGCTGAGCGTGACGGCTGCGCCGGAGCCCTTGATGATCGCCACCGCGCCGTCCCAGGCAGTAGCCCCATTGATCTGTGTTGATGTGATTGGCAGGCCGCTGGGCGGGTATAGGTTGTACTGGGAATTGCTGACTACCGAGCCCGAATAGGCGACTTGAACTAACCCCCCGGTCTGGCCGGGCCACGGCATTAGGAACATCAGACTTGCCGCAGGGTAGGCTCCTACTGATGCCCATATACCGCCTTCAAAAGGTGCTGTGGGCGTAACGGTTGGTCCGGCGCCAAACGACGGACCGGAGCCATTGACGTGTGCATCTATTGCCCCCAGCCCTGCCGCTGTCGATGCGCCCAACAATGGCTGGGCGAAGCCGCCGATTAGCCCGCTGGCCGCTGTCACGGTAACGGTGCCCGATGTCCCCGTTCCGCCGGTCCCAATATAGATCTCGCAGTCTCGGTAGGTGTTAGCCCCATCCACCCGCGTCCAGGTGTAGTGCCCACCGAATGTATCGGCGATCGAAGAGAGGGCCGTCGTGTAGCCCTGCGTCGCATGAACGACGATGATGGGCTGGCCTGAGGTCACACCCGTCAGCGCCGCAGTCCACGTTGTGCGCGGGCCGGAGATGTTTGAGACGACCGCTGTTCCGAAGGCGAGCCCGGCATTCGGCACGACGCTCCCGGTGACCGTAGGCCCGTAGAACCACGGATCCGGGAGCGAGAAGTCGACGACTCCCTGAAACACAGACCCGGACTCGTCCTCGTCGTTGAAGTCCCAGCCGATGCACTCGGCCATCGCCGTTCGGATCGAGCCGTCGTCAAGGGTGTTGACGAGAGGCTGCAAGCCGGTCCGAGACGCGAAGAGGCGGGCCAGGATGTCGAAGTACATCCGGGCGTTGGCCTGGTTGTCGATGATGGTGATGAGGAAGTGGACGACCCGGCCGCCGTGGAGCTTCGGGACGAACTGCTCGCCGGTCGCGTTCTGAGCGATCCAGTTGGCGCCGCGGAGTGGAGGCTGCCCGAAGCCGCGCATCTGCGTGATCTTCATGTTGGGCTGGTTCAGGGGGAAGCCACCGAAGCTGAACCGATTGAGAGCGGCCATCAGTTACCGGACCTCCCCGAGTACGCGAGCATGAGGTTAGCGTGCGCCACCGAAACCGAGGCCGGCTCGGGGACCGGGTTGTAGATGTTGACCTCTACCGGCTTGCCTCCGCCGGAGAGCATCGCGGCGGTCTGGTCGTGGGGGATGACGCTCGAGCCCGTCGGGAGGTTGACCAATTCAGGCCCCTTCTCTCCCACGATGGCAGGGCCACCAGGCCAGTTCGGAGTGCCGGCGGCCAGCGTCGGGATCTTCGGGACCTTCATATCGAAACTCGCGACCTTGCCAAGTGGCCCGAGGTCGAAGCCGCCGAACTTGAACTCCAGGCTATTCCAGCCCTTGATGATCATGTTGATTGCGCCCTTGAAGGCGTTCCAGATGCCGTCGAACATCCCGGCAGCGGCCTTGCCAATCGCACCCGGCAACCCCGTGACGAACCCGACCAACCCGGACAATGCGCCCTTGACCGGTAGGACGAGGTAGGAGTTGATGCCGCCTGTAATCCCGCTCCAGATGCCCTGCGCGGCCGTCTCCAAGCCGTGCCAGATGTTGCCCCAGATGCCACCGATGACCTTCCCGGCGGCGTCGAGCATGATCGGGATCAGGTCAAGCGCGGCCTTGAGCATCGAGCCGATCTGGTTCCAGATGCCGCCGAAGACTTCCTGCACGCCTTTCCACACCTTGCTCCAGTCGCCGCTGAACAGCCCGGCGAAGATGTCGAAGACGCCCTGGATAATGTCGAGCACGTTGTTGATCGTGTCCTGGATGTACTGCATGTACACCTTGATGGCGCCCATGATGTCGCCGCCGAACGTCTTCCAGAAGTTCTCGATCATCCCGAGCGCGATCTTGACGATTACCTGGATGTCGGCGAAGGCCGTGCTGAACATCGTTCGGAGGTGGTCGATATCCTTCCCCAGCCCGGTGGCGGCTCCGCCTGCACCGCCGGATCCAAAGTGCGGAATGAGCCCCGAGATGAACCCCTCGACAGCCGTAATCTCATCTGAGACGGCCTTGAACGCACCCGGCAGGTCTTTCCCGATCGCCTTGATAATCGGACCCAGGAAACCTGACAGACCATCGAACACCGTTTCGAGGATAGAGATCGCACCCGGCAACGCGTCCTTTATATCTCCGATGAGCGGTCCGAAGGTATCCGCCAGATCCTTGATTGCCCCCTTTACGGTGGCGATGATGCCCGGCATGTCCTGCCCGAGTTGCTGAAGCACCGGCCCCACGGCGTCCATGATGTTCTCGAACGCGTCGGCAAGACCCGGTAGAACGGCCTGGACAATCTGATCCGTGATCGATCCGAGCTTCACCATCGCCTCGGTGACTTTCGCGTGCGCGGCTGCGAGCTTGCCGGCGGAGGTGTTGGCGTAAGCCTCAGCCTGGCCGCCAGCAAGCTTCGTGATGTCTGTCAGCGCAGCGGTCTCGGTGGCCTGGAGGTCCGCCGCTTTGGCCGCGGCGATCTGGGCAGCCGTCGCGTTCTTGTGGGATGCCGTGAGCTTGTCCATCGCGGTCGTGACGGGAGCCACCACGATGCCGAGCTTCTTGAGTGCTCCGGTGTTGCCCTCTTGGGCCTTGATGACGATGTTCGTCGCAGAGGCGAGGTCGATGCCCCTGAGGCGGGCGAGGTCCATCGCCTTCGACATGTCGTCTTGCGCCTGGCCGGTGGACTTCGTGACGCCGACGAGCAACGCCATCGAGTTGCGCTGATCGTCCATCGAGAAGCCGAGGTTGAGGTTGGACTCCATTGCCTTGTCGGCCGCGGACGCGACCCCTGCCAGCTTCGCAGCGTTGTTACTCAGGCCCGGGACGTTGTTCTTCATTGCGGTATCGAGCTTGGCTGTCGAAACGGCGGCGTCCTGGTATGCCTTCTCCGCGTCCTTCAGGACGTCGACGACCTTAGCTGGCCCCTCCATCGCGAAGTTCGTGACGGCCATCCCCATGCCCATGAAGATCCCGGACGTCAGGCTCCCCAGCTTCGATACGTGGTTCCCGGCCTCGTCATAGCTCTTGCCCATCGTGGAGCCGGTCGACTTGGACTGATCCTCCACGGACTTCTGAGCGTTGTTGACCTCGGTGGCGCCCGAGCGCGCGCCACCGGAGTCGATCCCGAACATGATCATGAGCTCGGTGATTGTCATCGCTCGGCTGGTCCTATCGCCCACGAGGGAGTTTCAACCCCGACGGCGCCGGGGAGGCTGGCTATCTGTTCCGCGAGAGTGAGGGTGCTGCGCTTTCGCAGCCAGTACGGCACGAAGTCCTCCGGCCGGCCGGCTTTGTCGCCGAGCCAGAGTCGAGCGTTCGCCCAGATCTCATAGGCCACGAGGTAATCCTCTCGGCCCCAGACCGGACCGTAGACTCGTTCGTGAGCGATCCATTCGGCGAACTCCGCTGAGTCGATGGCTCGCTGGCAGGCTGCGATTGAGCGGTGTCCGAGTGCGAGGGTCAGGCGGCGCCAGAGTCCTCGCTCGCTGCGTTTGGGAGGCCACCCACGAGCTCGTCGACGTCCTCCGGCTTGAGCTTCGAGAGATCGCTGCAAGCCTCGGACAGTTCCGCCAGGGCGGCATCGTTCTTCTCGGTGAGGCGGTCTACCTCGCGGGAGGTGTAGAGCGGGATGCCGTGGCTGTTGACCAGCGAGAGGGAGACCAGCCGGGCCCGGAAGTTCCGAACGCGGGCGTTCCCCCCGACGTCCTTCACGCCCTGGATCTCGAGCAGGTCCTCGCGGTCCTTGCCCGAGATGGGCAGCAGGTGGACCCAGCGGTCCCAGGTCTTGACGTAGAACTCCACGATCTTGCGGTCGTCGAGTGCGGCGATCTCGTCTGCCGTTTCGAGGAAGATGTGCGGCGTGTCCATTTCGCTCCTTTACGCGACGGTGACGGGGCCGTCCATCGACAGGCTGATCGTGGCCTTCTGGCGGTCGTCTTCCGGGAATTCGGGCTTGAACCCGGAGACGTAGCAGCGCCCCGACCACACGACGGCGCTGTTGGGATCGGTGATCTTCCAGTACCGCATGTACCCGTTCGCCAGCAGGGTCAGGAGACCCGCGTGGGTGGGGTCGCCGCGGACGTAGCTGATCTCGGCGGTGATGTCGCCCCAGGTGATCTTGCTCGGGCGCAGCTCATCCGCCTTGCCCGGAGAGAGCTGATTGAAGACGGAGACCATATTCACCTTGCCCTCAGGCCCGGTGATGGCGTGGACCTCCGCGATGGAGGTGAAGTTCGTCAGCCCTGAGTCGCTCACCTGGAGAGCGAAACCCGGCCCGACGGACGCATTGGAGGCGCCGGCCATGTGCGTGCTCCTTTCTGGCTTTCGGGCCTAGCTGAATGCGGCGATGACGAGGGCGGCGTTGGAGCAGGTGATCCAGACGTTGCCGTCCGTTTCCTGCCAGCCGGGAATGTCCACCTTGAAGATCGCGGTCGCGTTCGCCGTGGTGGCCGCTGCCTGAGCCGCGACGGAGTAGCTGGTGATGTCGCCGGTCCGGTAGTCGGGGAAGTTCGCCACGCTCGTCACCGTGAAGGTGTACGCAGTCGTGGTGGAGCTGTTGCGGACGTGGATGTACGTGGGGCCGGTGATCGCCACGGTGTCGTATGCCGCGGCCTGCGAGGCGGTCTCGGTCAGTGCCAGCGAGCCGGCAACCGGCTGAACCGGGTTGAACCAGGGGCCCTTGACGATGGTCTTGGTGATCGGATTGTTCGCCATCGGTTCTCCTTAGTGGTCTACCGGGGTATTGATGTGGTCCTCCACCGCGCCGCGGTTCAAGCGGGCGTAGCCGCACCGCGAGCAGGTGAAGTTCGGGTGCCCGTCCCACAGCGTCTCGATGATCTCGCCGCCATGCGTCGGGGATACCGCAGGAGCCACCAGGACGGCCGCTACGGTCGGTTCAGGCTCGAATGGGACTACGACGCCAGTCTCTTCGAGGATCACGTCCTGGGCGTCCTCATCCTGGGTGCTCTTGGTCATGCGGTTACCTCCAGATCACAAGTTCGACGCGGCGGGTGTACAGCTCGGTTTCGGCGTCGCGCTCGTCAGGTCCCCCGCCGTCGTGGTGGACTTGCTTGACCGAGCCGAAGTGGTGGTACTCCAGGTCCGCGATCAGGGCGTCTTCGAGCGCCTGAGCGCCGACGTACGTCTTGTCTCGGCAGTCGAATTGGTAGCGCGGCTTCATCAACTTGGTGCCGTCCTGCGACCGAGACGCGACCGCGTTGCTGACGCGGCTGTACGCGATGGCCGGCATTCCCGACTCCTGCGGTACCTGAGAGGCGGGATAGAAACGCACGATGGGGTTGCCGCTGACCGGATCGGTGACGGTGGGGTCGACGATCAGCGCCGCCGTCTGGCTGGCGGAGTGGGAGAGCGCGGCGAAGAGATCGGACTCGATGCTCATGCCAAGGCCTTCGTTGGAGAGGCAGGCGGATAGTTACCGCCCGTCGAGTAGGTGATGATCTGAGGCTGGTCGTATTCGGGGCAGGCGGCGCCGAGCGGGCAGGGCTGAGTGGCCTTCGCCGTGGAGTGCTCATCCCAAGGCCGGGCCGGGATTAGATCGAAGAGCGAGTGGGCATACTGCTCGCCGAACGGGCAACGAGTGGCGGCGCTCATGCCAAGGCCTTTCGGACCAGGATGTCCAGCGCCGCGCCGACTTCCGTGATGGCCTCGTCCTTGTGCTCGTCCCATGCGGGACGGAGGTACGGCTCAGGCGGCTGGGTGTAGTGACGGCCGAGCGAGTCCGTGCCGGTGAAGCCGTACTCGATCCGCGCGGCGTAGCTGAGGTCCGTCCCGATCTTGACCTGGACATTGAGGCCGGACATCTCGCCCTTGCCGAGGTCCTTCGCGCCTTCCGGTAGACCTCCGGTCAGGTCCGTATGGCCGCCGATGTGGAGGGAACGGCGCAGTGTGCCGGTGACGACCGGAGCGTTCTTCTTCGCCGGGTTGACGATCTTGAGCGCACCGGAGATCACGGCCGTCTCCAACCGCTCTTGCGTCAACGCAGCCGCTAGGACCTCGGCGGGATACCGAGTCCCGGACTTGAGCTTGACGGACGCGGTGAAGGTGCTCATACGCCCGGATCCGCAATCGGCTGAACCACTCGGACCATGAGCCAGGTGAGTTGGCTGGCCGAGTCGTGGTTCGCGATGTTGATGTCGTACCGCGTCGTTCCGTCATCCCAGAGCACGGAGTCCTTTGCGGTGATCTGAGGGTAGTAGCCGGCCAGGATGATGATGTAGTCGTTCTGCTCGATCGCCGCGATGGAGGCGGTTCGGACTTCACGCCCGCCCGATCCCAGGGAAGAGATCGCACGCCGGCAGGAGACGTTCTCGCAGCCTGTCCGAGTCGCCCAGTGCGGCCGGACCGCTCCCGTGGAGTCCTGGGTGTCCTGGCGCTGCTGGACGGTACAGGTGTGCGGGAACGCTCCGGACCGCTCGAGCCCGGCGACCATGCGGGGATCGATCAAGGCACCTTGCTTCATGTCTGGTCCTGCAACCGCAGGAGTTGCTTCATGAGGCGTTCGCGTTCGGTGAACTCATCCACCACCTGCTCGGCCCAGTCGAACATGCCGTCCGGCGAGTCGATGCCCGATGCCACGCGGTCGCGGTAGGACTCCGCGAGAGCGTGAAGCTGCTGGCCTTCCTGCACTCCGTCAGTCGCCAGGTCGAGCAGCTTGATCCGCTTCTGAACGTAGATCTCGTTGGCCGCGATGATGTCCAGCGCGGAGGCGGCCGCCAGCAGGGCGTTGCTGCCCGAGAGGTTCAGGAGCGCCAGATACTCCTCGTCCTCGAAGATGGCATCGGGGACGTTCGTGTCCTGGCTGAGCAGGCGCGTGGTCCCGATGAGGGTCGAGGGATCGTAGGTCTGAGTCATCGGGAGACCTCAAGGAGCCGACGGAGTGTCAGCGACCGGACTGCGGCACGCCGCGACCGAAGCCGCGGTGTCTGGCACTCCGTGAGCGCCTGGAGAAGGGCAGCCCGGGTCGCCCCTCGGAGGAGGGGTCCGGAGAAGGGGCGGAGCCCGGGCTGGTACATCGGGGTTACGCGTTGGCGCCGGTAGAGGCGACGGACATGCGGTAGTCCTCGCGCGTCCCGCCGAAGACGTGGCGCACCTTGTACCGCAGGGAGTCGGTGTCGAAGTCGCCGTCCAGAGGATTGACGACTCCGCCGCCGCCGACACGAACGGCGTTGGGTTCCTTCATGAAGACTTCCGGCTCGGGATGTCCGCGCAGGAAGCCAACCTCGAAGGCCGGACGCTGCTGGTTGGGATCGGCGACCAGCATCCAGCACGTCTGTCCGACCGTGCCGGACGTTACGACGAGCGGGATGTAGGAGTCGACCTGGAGCGTGACGCGACCGCGCATCCAGTTGACCGTATGGACGGACTGGTCGAGGGTCGTGTTCGCCGGGTTCAGCCAGATCTCGGTGGCGTTGAGGATGTTCTCGGCAGTCACCCGGAGAGCGGGCGGCACGACGAGCTGAACGGAGTCAACGGCGATCGGCTCGCCGTCCACGTCTCGCATGTTGCCCAGGACCGTCATGGCGTTCTGCAGTCCCGCGATCGAGAGGGCAGGGTTGGCGACAGACGAGCCGTTGGCGATGGAGATCATGTTCTTGTTGCCGACCGTGAAGAAGGACGCGTTCGGGCCGTTCGCATCGAACGCCAGCTGAGTCGCGAACTTCTCTTCCGAGCGGCGGGCGGCCTTGCCGAAGCGAGCCGGGATGTCCTTGAGGGCATCCAGGTCGTCGTTGACCATCGCCTCCCACGCGAACGGGATCGAGCGGCCGTACTTCTGGACGGCGTAGCTGTAGAGCAGATCGGAGACCTTGGACTCCGGGTACTCCTCCTGCTGGCCCACCATGCCGAGGACCGCTTCCGAGCCGTTGATGGCGAACCGCTTGACGGTGCGGAAGTCCGCAACCTGAGCGATCCGGCACCATGCCCGGTAGGTGGCCGGCGTCTCCGCGTAGTTGGCGAGGAGCTGCCGGTCGATGATGTCGCCGAAGAGGTATGGGAAGTCCGAGGTGGTCATTGCCTCGCGAAGGAGGTAACGGTCCCGGTTGGTCCCGCGGCTCAGGGCGTTGCCCAGGACAGAGGCGGCTTCGGCGAGTGCCCGCTTGTACTCGTCGGTGTCCCGACGGATGGAGCGTGCGCTCGTGCCCTCACCCCTGTAGAGGCGATCGGTGGAGGCGTCCTCCGCCCGCATCGTCTCGATCAGTTCGAGGAACTCAGGCATCGTGATCGTCTCCTCTTAGTGGTGGGTCAGCCAGATCGCGAGGATCTGGTTGTTGGTCTCGTTGGTTCCGGCGGCCTTCGTCAGAACCCCAGCGCCAGCGGCGTACTCGCTGGTCCGGTCGGCGACGGTGGCGATGGAGGCGGCGGTGGTGAAGGACATGACCGACACGACCTCATCGGCCGCGGTCATGCCGGTGACTCCGGTGATGTTCGCGCCGCTCGCGGTGCCGGCGTACAGACCGAAGTGGAGGATGCCCGTTCCGAGCTTGATGCCCGTAACGGCGGCGGTGCCGATGCCAGCGGCAACGACCGCGCCCGCCTGGATGACGTCGGCCTGAACGGCGTTGGCCGCGAGGTCGGCGTGAGTGACGGTTCCGGCTCCGATGACCGTGGTGCCGACGGTGTTGAGACCGCCTACCGCACCCGGCGAGGGACCGATGCGAACGGCGATGGTGGCAGTGGCGCCCGACGTGACGAGGTTCGCCAGAGTCGTTCCGTCGTTGGTGCCGGTGGACGGCCCCATCGCGGTGCCGAAGTAGTAGCCCGCGGCTGCCTTCTTGGAGAGCTTCGGGGTGTCGGCGTCGACGTAGAAGATCGGATCTCCCACGGCGACAGCGACATTGCCGGAGTCGTTGATGCCCGCGACCGAGAGGGCGTAGACGCCCCCGAAGTCAACGGTCGTGCCCGAGTTGGTGTCCTGATCCACGAGCGCCACGCCCGGGATGTTCCCGACGCGGCAGGGAGCGCCCGAGGTGGCGCCGCCGTTGGTCGGGAAGGTGTAGAGCTGACGCCCTAGCGCGTTGACCCTGTTGCCGGCCATCGCTTACCGCCTTCCTGCGGCCGCGAGAGCCGCGCCGCTGTCGCTCATGCCGAGGGCCTTGAAGCTCTCGGTGAGACTCTTCTCCACGTCGATCGGAGCGGCAGTCGAGGTGCCTCCGAGACCGCGCACCTGGCCCGATCCGGTGATCTTGGCGAGGTAGTCGATCTCGGCCGCGACGGCTTCCTTCACAGACGCCTTGAGAGCATCCGTGTCGAGCTTGCCGTCCTTGACCGGCGGGTTCTTGCCCAGCGACTCCGAGAGCCGCGTCCGGGTGATGTCGGGGATCTTCGCCGACGCGAGCTCCGTGACCACAACGTCACGAGCCTCGCGAAGGATCAGAGCCTCGGTCGCCCGAGCGGCTTCAGCGAGCGCGGTATCACGCGCCGTTTCGGCCGCCGCGAGCTTGGTCTGCGTTTCCTGCAGATCCATGTTCGAGACCTCCTGTGGGGGGACTGTGCGGCGACCTGCCGCTGGATCGGCGCTTGCATTGGTCTCACGGAGATGGCGCCACGACTCCGCGAGGTTGACGATCTGGCCGCCGGCACCTGCGACGGTCACGAAGTCGACCGAGCCCAGCGGGTCCGCGATGATCCGCTCGACGATCGGCCCCTTCTTGCCTTCGGCCTCTCCGCTCTTTGCCATGCCCTTCATGCGGATCGAGGTTCCGATGTTGGGGGCCAGCTGCTCGAGGAGCGGCGCGAACTCGCGGAGCGGCTTGGCGGGGGCGTACAGCCCCGGACCCGCCAGACCGGCGGGGTCCCAGACAGCCGAGGCGGAGAGCACGGCGCCGATGTCCTTGATGGATCGCTCCGGTCGGTCGGCCTCTTCGGCGTAGCCCGGGTGGTCCACGAACATCCGGGTGCCGGCGGTGAAGACCACAGGGCCGTCACGCTTGAGGACCTCTTCGGAGTAGTACCCGCTCGAGCCCCATCCCGGCTGGATGAGCTTGATGAGCATGGTGCCATCCGGGCGGACCACCGACTCCACCAGCGGGATGATGTCGCCCGTCAGTTCGACCGCGCTCTCTGCGGTGGTCGTGGTGCTGGAGTAGTACGTGGTCACGTTGGCCGGCGCGTCCACGTCGTCATCGGGTCCGCCGATCTCCCCGATCTCCGCCGTGACCCACGCGAGGACGAGAGGCACGACTGCCATCAGGCCCTCGTACACCTTCTGCAGCATGGCGACCTGATCCGGTTCGTCCGACTCGTCACTGATGAGGTACAGCGTGGACTGAGCGGCGTACTCGATCGACGTCACGATCCCGACGCCACGAGCGGCGTCCTGGGCTTCGCCGGAGTAGGCCTCCATCGCTCGCAGCGACTCAGCGGCCGGCTCTTCGCCGTCTCCGAGCGCCTTGAGAACGGCGTCGATGTTGGCGGCGGCGGCGCGGAGTTGCTTCTCGTTCGCAGCCGAGAGGACGCGCCCGACCTCGCGAAGGGCCAGGTGAGCACTGGCGGCCTCGTTCATCATGCCGGCCATCTTGGTCGCAGCCTTCCCGGCGTCTTCCTGGGACATACCGCGCCCGACAGCCTTGTTGGCCATCTTGACCCATGCGGCCTTTGCCTTGTCGGAGCCCTTCGGGAGGGCCTCTGTTGCATCGTCAGCGGTGAACGCAGCCATTAGGCGGCCTCCTCGGCTCTCTGGTACAGGACGTCGCAGCGGCAGTTGTGTACAATCACCCTATTGGCGGTGTACCAGCCGTCTACGGTTTCGAGGTTGTAGACATGACCAGCAAATGGATACCGGAGGACCCGGATGATCTCTGTCGGCGTTACCTGTCCGGCGTATCGGTGAATGCTCTCGCGCAGGAAAGCAGCATCAGCCGTCGCGTCATCGACCGCGTGCTCCACGAACGGGGCATTGAGCGCCGGGGCAGCACGGACGCCAACCGGCTCATGGCTGCCGGCCGGACCACCGAGCAGCGGCGCGCCTACGCCGAGGCCGCCCACGCTGCGGTCCGCGGCAGCCATCGGAGCATGATCGCCAAGGAACGGCTCGCTCAGACCATCGAGCGCCTCGGCCGAAGCACTCCCGGCGAAACGCTCTTTGCCCTGTGGCTGCGAGCACGCGGAGTCGAGACGGTTCCCCAACTCGCGATCGGCCCATACAACTGCGATCTTGGAGCCGGACCCGTCGCCGTGGAAATCTTCGGCGGCAACTGGCACGGCTCGGGGCGTCACGCCGCTCGCTTCGTGGAGCGCACCCGCTACCTGATCGAGCACGGTCTGAATGTCGTCATCGTGTGGAGCATCGGACCCTGCCCGCTGAGCGAGAGAGCGGCTGACTACGTGGCCGCCTTCGTGGAGCGATCCAAACGCAACCCATCCTTCCGGGGTGAGTACCGGATGATTTGGGGTGGCGGCGAGGAGTGCGCCATCGGCGGTCTCGATCTCGACCATCTCGCCGTCGTACCACCGCATGGTCGCGCCCACCGCCTGCGGCCCTGAAACCATCGTCCCGGCGGGGAAGCAACTCGGGTGCGTGGGTGGGGGATCGTTGGGGAAGTCGTCGTTGACGGAGATCCAACCAACGCCCTGGTTGTCCGAGCAGTCGTCGCAGGCGTCGTCTTCGGCGATGACGCTCTGCTCCATGTCGAGTCCGGCGGCCGAGAGGTCATCCACGACGGATCGCGAGCCGGCCTCGTATGCGAATGCGGACTCCGTAACGGCGATGACATCGGCGCGGTCGCGGAGGAACGAGGGGATGCCGGGCTGTGCGCTGTTCTCCCATCCGTCGTAGGTCGAGCGGATGGAGCTGGCGATCTTGTTGTACGAGTCGCCCTGAGCCAGCCCGTCGGTGATGACCTTCTCGAGCGTCTGGCGGGTGGTCTCGTTGATGCCCACGACCTGCTCGGCTGCACGTCCGGCGAGCCACGTAACCGCGCGGGGGTTACTGAGGCTGAACGTCTCGTCGATGTCGAGGCTCATGGACTGCCACGTCCCGCCGGCCTTCATCGCGGCTTCGAGTCCGGCCTGTAGCGGATCGGTGAAGAGCGACAGGGTTGCGGAGGCGGCGTCGTTGAATGGGATGTCCCATCGCGTGACGGCTTCGCGCAGGCGGCGGTGAACGGTTGGGGCCGCTACTCGCGCCGCCTCATTCGTGGGGAACCCCGCACCCGTCAGGACCATCGCGGAGAGGAACGCCTTGCGCTGTGCGGTGAAGGCCACGCGGAGCGATCGTGCCAGGTCGCGCTCTACCGGCGTCAGGGCCTTGATCTTGGCGGAGCGGACCGATTGGGCCGTCATGGCCTCGCGGATCGCCTGGTAGCGTCCTAGCGCGTCTGACGCGGCCTGCAGATGGGCGGAGAAGTAGAGGGCGGTCATGGGTGCAACCAGGCAGCGAGCGAGTGAGCGTTGTTCAGGACCAGCAGGACCACGGAGACACTGCCCACGATGGCGAGGGCCCAACGGAAGAACCGGAAGACTCCGCGTACCTCGTCGCGGATCGTGGTCAGCACCGTGAGGGCCGCGAGGGCTTGGATGCGGGCGGCCTCCGCTGCGACTGCGGCCTCGCACGCCTTCTCCCGGGCGTCATCGGATCGGCGGAGTAGCTCTCGGCCTGCGGGGGTGTTGTGGGGGGCGTTATTGGCGTCCTCCAACCGCTTGACCGTCTCGGCGATCGAGCCCACCTGTTCACGGATCCACTTCGTATCGTTCTCAAGCGCCACGAGTCGCTCCCCTTGCGTTGTCACGGGGTGACCGCCTTTGTCATTTCACGGATGGCCTCGCGAAGTTGGCGGGCGGCTTCGGCCATGTCGGGCGGGACGACAGGCGTGCCGGGCGTGGCGGTCTGCTCCGTCTCGTTGTCGGGGAAGAGCAGGTCGAGTTGTTCGTCGATGTCATCCACCCCGAGAGCCGAGAGCAATAGGCGGCTGAGCGTCTTGGTGTCCATCGTGCCGGCGGGAGTGCCCATCGAGTTGCCCAGCGTTGCCGCCTCGACGATGGCCTGGACTCGCGAGACCGGATCGTGCTCCAGGACTGAGGGGAAGTTGACGTCGATGCCGCGGTCCATCGGTTCGCCCGTTTCGGGATCGCGAGCGAGCACGACCTTGCGCTCTTCGGTGTACGGATCCACAACCACGAGCCCGCCCTTGAGCGGCCCGTTGACGTGGATAACCGCCTGGTCGATGACGTACTGCAGGAGGTCCACCAGCACGTCGGACCAGAGCGTCTGGCGGTTGCGCATCTTCAGCTCGGTGGGGCGGTCGAGCGACTTGGCGGTTGCGAGGTTGCCCGTGCTGACGTCGCCCGAGAGCATCGTCTCGGGGAGCCCCATGCCGGCGCCGGTCATGAGCCAGAAACGCCGGGCCTCATCCGGGGGAAGGGTCGCGCCGGAAGTCTTGACCGGCTGCATGTCCCAGCCCTCGGCCCCGACGAAGGTGGAGGCGGTGACGGGCGGTGGGTTGCCCTCCATCCGGGAGCCGTCGGACACCAGAGTGGTGGCGAGCTTGTTCTTGGCCGATGCCACTCCGGCCTTGCCGCCCTTGGTCGTGAGGGTCCAGGCGAAGCGTGCCAGTGCCCTACGGAGGGAGGCGTAGTCCTCGAGGTCCTCCTTGACGGCACGCGCCCAGTCGATCGCGCTGTAGATCTCCGGCACGCCGAAGTCCATGTCGCCCAACCCACCCGACTTGAGGTGATAGACCGGGCTGTCCCAGTTGATCGGCAGGCCACCGAACTTCTCGGGCTTCTGATCCGGGTCGTACTTCCAGTCGGGGTAGTACGCCTGCTGAGTCGTCACCGAGACGGTGCCCGCGTCGGGGTCGACGCCCTTGGTGGACCAGGACCTCTTGTAGTACCAGGGTTCGGACTTGTTCTCGGGGTTGCGGACGATCTCGATGATCTCGTCCACGTTGATCGTCCCGACCCGCACGAACCCGGTGGAGGAATTGGTGAAGAGGACGAAGAACAGGTTGCTCTCGACCTGCAGCTGGCGTTCGAGCATCAACCGCGCGGCGTGGCCGGTGAGCTCCTGAGCGTTGGGCCGGTAGTCGATGAACGCCTGGATCACGTCGTTGACCGGAGCGGACTTGGCCGTGATGGAAACGCCCTGGCCCCAGACGTAGTGGCTCTGGACCTCGACGCCATTGTGGATCAGGGGGTTCTTCAGGTAGGACAGGCGGGCGATGCGGATGAGCTTCGTCAGCCCGTCGCGGCTGAACTCCCGCTGACCGGCAAGGGACTGACGCATCCAGCCGGTGTCTTCGAGCGCAAGTTCAAGCTCGGCGAACCGCTCCTGCAGCAACTCGATCGACGCATCCGCCTGATCTCGGACACGTTCGACCTCGCGGTGCATCTCCGCGACCGGAACCATCTCCGGGGCTGCCTTGGCGGTTCGCCGAGCGGGCATGAGCTAGTCGGCCTTCGGTTCGGCGGCGGCCTGGATGCGAGCTACCCGGATCTCCGTGCGGGCGCCGGCCTTGGTCGTGCCAGGCTTGAAAGTGAGACCGAGGGGCTCGCCGATGGCCTTGAGGGCGGCCATGTTCAGGTCGTCTAGATCGTCGCTGTCGGCTGTCGCGGCAGGATCGAGGATGACCGGCGCCTTGAGCTTCTCCAACTCGCTCGGCATGGCGCGCTCCGGCACGCACTTCGGGCAGCCGTTGTCCTGCTCGATGGCGTGAAGGGAGCCGGCCTGCGCCTCGGGCGTCTCGATGACCTGGCCGCATTCGGTGATGCAGTGACCCTTGAGCGTGACGCTGGCGAGTCGATGCCACCAGTCGGACTTGACGAAGGGTGCGGTATCCACGGCGTTACTCCTGAGGGGGAAGGGTCGCCAGGGCTCGCGCATCGGAGGCGCGGCGGGGGTTTGGAACCCGGGTGGCGATCACGGCGCGGAATATACGCGGGTAATTGGAACCTGTGCAACGTTACCGGGCGAATACTCTCGGGATAATCGGCTAGTAGGGGCTGATTGCGACTCTTTCTTCGTACACCACGGTCTCGTCCTCGATGACCTGGGGGGCCCGATAGAACGCCAGGAGGAGCGCATCGGCGTCGTCAGGGGAGCGTCCCAGCCGCTTCCTGACATCGGACTTCGGCTCGGCGATGATCCGCCCGGACCGGCGCTCGATGAGGTACTTGGTCGCTACCAGTTGGGCCACGGTGGCGTCGTCCACTTCGGACAGATCCCACTCGTGGTTGGCGGAGAAGTCCCGCCCGATCGTCCACCAGAGTTCGGCCCGGAGGTTGACGAACCGCTCCGGGTCTTCCGCTCTCTCGGCGACGTTCACACCTACGATCTCGACGGAGAGACGAGCCTCCCGGCAGAGATCCCGAAGATGGCCGGCGATCCCATGCCCTACCCCGATCACGTCGATGTTGACGAGGGATGCGCCTGACTCGCGGATGGCGTGCATTGCCAGCTTGACGAGGTTCTCGGGGTCGCTCGTGTGGTCACTCCACTTTCGGCCGGCCTTCATTCCGACCGCCTCGCGGATCTCGGACGTATCACCGCCCGCGCCTACGTCGATACCCAGAGAGACGGCGCCGGCAGAGAGATCGTCCTCCAACCGCTGGCAGGCCAGGACGTCGGCGTACCGGACGATTGAGTTGGTGCTGGTAGTGGGGAATTGCCCGAGAACCTTGGAGACGTACAGCGGGGAGTCTTCGCCCCATTCCTTGCGCCGCTCCTCCACCCACGTCTTGCCCACGAGACCGTACTTGATCTCGTCGCTAACCTCTTCCCCGGTGAAGTTCGGCGTGTCAAAGGCGGCGATGCTCAGGACGTTCCAGCCACTCTCCGGCTTGCAGACGGTAGCGAAGTGCGAAGCTGGGTCGTCCGGGTTGCCAATGGCGAGGATGCGGCAGTCGTCGTTCGTCACCATCGTCATGGCCGCATCGAACAGAGCCTTTTGGATGCCACCGGCCTCATCGATCACCACGAGTACGTAGCGAGCGTGGATGCCCTGGAAGGCGTCGGTCTGGTAGTCGTTCGGCTTGTATCCGAACCCGACTATTTCATCCCCGATCCACCATTCAGTCTGGTTTAGTCGTCCGATAAGGTTCCCTTTGGTGTGCGCTCGGTTGATTTCTCTCCACAAAATGGCTCTAACTTGTGGATAAGTTGGGGCGGTAGAGATGACGAACGCCGTGCCCGGCTCGTGGGTGTCGAGCCACCAGGACGCAATGCGGGACGCGGTGTAGCTCTTGCCTGCTCCGTGGCAGGACTGGACGGCCGTAGCGCGGTTCTCTACGACGGAGCGGGCTATCTGCGCTTGCTTGCTCCACAGGTGCTCTCGGAGCCTCTCAGAGACCCAGCGGACCGGATCGGTGATCGGGCGGGCCTTCTCCTTCGCCAGCTTGGCGCGTTCGGCCTCTACTCGGGAGAGGATGCGCAAGCGAGCGGTCGCAATGGCAAGGGCCTGGCGTTGCTGGTCTGGCGTTGCTCTCCCCAGCGCGCTCGGCATCTAGTCGCCGGCCAGGACGCGCTCAACCTCGGCGAGAACAGCATCGAGCGGCATCCCGGTCTCGTCTGCGATCTTCTGAGCTTCCTTCTTCACGTCCACCGAGACTTCCATTCGGAGATTGTCGCGGTACACGGCCGGCCGACGCGCCTTGAGCATGAACATCAGGAGCTGGTCGCTGTACTCGCGGATCACGCCAACGAGTTTCCCGCCCTGATAGATCGGCTTCTCCGTGCCATGCGTAGCCCGGCGCTGCGCCTCTTGCTCCATGAACTGGGTGGACTGCTCGATCGCGGCATCGAAGAGGGCGGCAAAGGCAGGCTCCTTCGTGCGGGCCTCGTAGACCGTTGCGACACCTACCCCAGCAAGGGCGGCGGCGGTCCGAACGATCCCGGTCTGCGCAAACGCCTCAAGGAAACGGGGCTCCCATACGGCGTGGCGAACCTCGCTCACCGTGCGTGTGCGCGAAGCGGCCACCTTTTCGGATGGCTGGGGCTCCGGCGCAGAGGGCTTATCGGCCTTCCTAGACGTTCTGGGGGCCTGCGGGCGTACCCCGCTCTGGGCTTCTTCCCTCTTCCGGGCGCGGTACTCGGCCTTGCGGAGTCTGTCCCGTTCCGTGTGTGTCCCATCTGTCCCGTTCATGGGACACAGGCTACAGCGTCTCTAGGCGCTTACGCAATCGGGCGATGTTCCCTGAGAGGTTCGAGGCAGCGTAGGCGGGGAGTTGTCCACATTCGCGCCGGGCAGAGCGAAACCCCGCTCCTCCGCGCTCTGTGGACAAAGAGAGGGAAGGCGGGGCTTCAGCAGGGAGAGCGTAACGGACTGAGGGTTACCGCGTCAATGGCCTCGGTTCTCGGGAGCCTCGAAGGTGAGCCCCAGTTGGCGGAAGACATCTTCCTCGGTCGGGGTGGGGATTGCCTGCGCCTGGCACCCGATATCTGCGTGGAGTAGACCGACCCGGAGGCGGCCGCCGCAGACGTGGAGACCGACTCGGCGGGCGTAGGTTACGAGCCATTGAGACCAATCAGCCGGACCCGTGCGGATCAGGAGGATCAGGCCCCATTGGTCCGCGGTCGTAACGAATAGATCGACCTGGAGACCCGAGGGAACATGGACGAGCTTGACGTAGCGCGGGCCGCCGGAGACCCGCCGGAGCCATCCTGACTTCTCGCACTGAGCGAGACGTTCCTCAAGGAGCGACACCTCCAGGACGTCGCCCCAGAGTGATGCCTCCTCGGCCCGTAACTTAGGGATGGCTACCAGTTCGATGTCGCCGATGTCCTTCTTGCCCCGACGGATCGAACCGGCGACCACGACGCGCTCGCAGAACGGGTAGAACTCGTCCAGGAGCTGGTCGGCTATCTGTTGGGCCTTCTCAAGCGGGATGCGATCGCCGGCGCTCATAGCAGCGTGATCGTCACGGCGCACCCGGGCGTCTCGCTGTACATCTTCTCCATCGTGACTCGGGCCACTCGTGCGTCGTCGCGCCAGACTCCCGCGATGGTGAGGGCGTCCATTACCGCTCGCAGGAGCTTGTCGATGTCCGGCTTGCTCTGCGAGTAGGTCGGGGCGTTGGGCTTCAGACCCTTGACGTTGTAGTGCGCCTGCAGACGTGGCAACCAGAAGGTCACCAGCAGACTCAGGGGTGCGTCTAGCGGGGCGGAAGTGCCGCGAGCGTGTTTGGCTGCCTCTATCACGTCCTGACGCCAGGAGCGGAGTGTGGTGGGGTTGTCGTTGACGACAATCGCTCGATGGGTGCGAGGGTTGACGAACGCCTTCTTGCTGCCCTGCGGGGCGGGGAGTCCTGCCACGCTGAAGTGGAGGATGTAGCCGTCCGTGATTGAGGGGGCGGGCTCGGGCCAGAGTGGATCGGTCATCGCGGCATCCTCCGATGCTCCGATGCCGGGCACCGCTGGCAGAACCGATATACCTCGTCGTCGCCCTGATCCAGTATCTCGGGGGCTTTGTTTGATCTGGAGAGTCCGTCCATTTCGTCTCCTTGGTTGAGGTGCGGCCGGCCAGTGTCCACTCCCAGCCCCGCGGCGTTGGCTAGTTGACTGCGCGAAGGGTCTGAGGCTCGTTCTCTTGGAGCCGATGCTTGCCGGTGTGGAGAGCCGGGAGGATGCAGGTCTCGAACGGACAGGCTCCTTCCGGTTCGTCGGCCTTGCGGGTGAGTTGGTCGTCGAGAGTCGTCTGCGTTCGCCCGAGTACGAGGTCCGCGTTGGTCCCGATCAGGCTGCGGCTGAAGAGTAGCCCGAGCACCGGCATGAGCGTCTCGGGAACTAGCAGGACGAAGAACGCCCGGCTGATCCCGTTCTCATCCGGTCTGGATCGGACGGTGGCGAGGCTCATGCCTTCCCCGAGATCCGTCTTTCCGAATGTGACTTGGAAGGACTCGGCGCCGACCAGGGGGAAGAGCTGCTCACCTGCGCCCATGTGGCATTCGAAGTTGAGTTTGCCGGTGGCGCCGGAGGCGGTCGAGCCTTTCGCGGCCGAGACGGATTTGAGTGTGGCCTTGATCTGTATGTCTTCGGGGGTGTTGACTGCCATTTGGTTCTCCTGTGTGGCGTGGATGAGAGGCGGGGCTATTCCATCGGCGCCTCGGCTATCAGCCGGCCGCTCTCGTCTCGCGGTCCGATCCCGCGTACGTCCGGGCCGTTCTTGTGATGCTCAAACAGGGTGTAGAGCTTGGCGTGCCCACGGTCCCGGTTTGGATCGCAGGTGCGTATCTTGACCCCGCAGGAGCAACGGAGGGAGGAGAGGACGTGGCCCTGAGTGGAGAAGTGGATCTCCTCCAGGACGTGTTCCCGGGCGTCCCTGGATGCCTGAACCTTCGCCACGATGGGAGAGACCAGTCGGCGCTTGTACTCGTCCTTGCCGATCAGACCCTTGACTCGCAGCTCGTGGATGCGGTTGCTGAATACCTTGTCACCGACCCCGAGAGCGCGGGCGGCGGTGTAGGAGTTGCCGTTGGCCTTCAGGGCGGCCAGGGTCTGCCGCTGGCAGTCGGTTATGGGGTTGGCCGGTCGGCCCGAGACGGGAGAGGACGAACTGACCCTTGCAGGCCGACCGGCTGGGGTGATTGTTTCAGGTGTGACTGTCATGGGTCAACTCTCCAATCCGAGCGGGCTCTGTGCGTTGCGGGTGAGGCACTGCGCGAGGTAGTCCGGGTTCAGGTCTATGAGAACGGCTCGGCGGGAGTGCATCTGCGCCACCATGCCGACCGTTCCCGAGCCGCCGAAGGGGTCGAGGATCACGTCGCCCGGCTTGCTCCCGGCCAGGATCATCGGCTCGATCAGTTTCGGCGGGAACACCGCAAAGTGTGATACACTTACCCACGATGTACACGTGCAAGCATTGCGGTCGGGAGTTTCAGCCGGTGACGACGGACGCCTATCACCTTCGGCGGAACCCGCCTCAGTTCTGCTCTCGGGACTGTGGTCGCCACTGGCGTCTGTCTCAGCATCCGGTGACGTGCGCCCAGTGCGGTCGGACGATCCTACGGCGTCTGTCTCACGCGGCGAAGTCTCAGGAGCGAGGTCCGTTCTGTGGCTTTGCGTGCTATGGGGCGTGGCAGGCGCTCCACACTCGGGGAGAAGCGAACCCAAACTATCGAGCCCGGAGTCCGCGTCGGGGAGCTGCTCAATGGGAGCGAGCCCGAAAAGCGGCACTTGCTCGTGACGGCGACCGTTGCGTGGAGTGTGGTCAAGACCAGAAGCGCCGGGTTGTCCATCACGTCCAGCCGTGGAGTCCTGGCGACTCAGATCCCCATGCACTGGACAATCTGGTGACGTTGTGCGACCGCTGCCATCGTCGCCGTCATGCTCTCCTTGAACGGGCATCTTGAAGTTTCCGTACGGCGCTGTGGCGATTGTCCAGACGCTGCGCTTGTTGCGCCCGGCGGGGTTTGGCAGGGCGTGGGCTAGTCCGCCGTGCGGGTTTGTCTCGCGCCCCAAAACGCGGCCGGCCATGACGCCGGTATTGATCCGGTTGG